GGGCGGAACATTACAAAATCCCCGACCTTGCACCACGGACCAGTGGGAAAACGATCCTTATCGGTATACGCTTGCTCCCCCATATCAATTACGGCACCCATCATGGACATGACATGCTCTGCATGTTTGGTTTGATCTGCCTTAACAAGCCCAGAATCAAACGTTTCTTCAATTACAGGCAACGCAATCAACAGCCGAAACCCAACAGGTTTTGGAAGTTGTGCTTCAAATTCGTCATCAGTCATCATCGTCTTCCATATAATTGCGCGAAAGGTCAAGGACTTCACGCTTTGCGGTCTCTAGACCTCGAATCAAGCCGCAAAGATCTCTGTACTCCGCGTAGTCTTTAGCTGCGCCAGAGGACAACGAGTCAGCAACCGCCGCTATATGGGCGGTGAGTTTTTCATTCAGCACGTCAAAGACGGTTTTTGCCATTTACGCTCTCGGTTTGTTGGCTTGCGCCGCAAGCTTGAGACCTTCAAGCTGCAGTTTTTTCTCATCAATAGCAATGTCGGCTTGGTCCTTCTGAGCCTTACGCTGGATGTCCTGCATCTTAATCTGCAACTCCTGCTGCTGGAGCTGAAACAGCGGGTCTTGCTGTTGTTGCTGCGCTTGCTGCTGCGCCGCTTTTTGTTGATGGATCTGAGTGAGTTGCTTACCCGCGTCTGCCATAAGGCGTGAGAGCTGAAGCTCAATTTCTTCTGGCATTTCTTCATTTGGCGCGGGCAACGGAGCACCAAGACGCTCTTCCAACTGCTTCCTGTATTCAAACCCAATGTGCTCGGCGATGTGAGCTTGCAGTGCGCCCATGATCTGGTTCGCCATCGGGTTCTGCCCAATAGCTTGGGTAATCAACGGGTCCTGCATAAACGACTGGTGTGCAGCCAAGTGCGCGGTGTGGTCCTGATAGATAAACGCCTTGAGTGGCTTACCAACAAGAGCGCCCATGTTCTCGGACACTGGATCACGCGGTTTGGCGTTTTCAGCACTCGGGATCAGTTTGTCAACGTTTCTGATACCCAAGGTTTCAAGCATCTGCTTGTGCAGATACGGAAGGTCGTAGATCTGTGGGCTTTGCTGCGCCATCTGGAACGCAGCTTGGTACTGCACTACCCGTTGCGCCATCGTCGAGGCATTTGGGTCCGACACAGGTATAACATCGACTTGTGCATAATCCTCGCTTCGCGCCCTACGATCCACACCTTCTGGAATATAGTCATACGGCTCATCGGCGTACTCCGCAATAATTTCTTTCAGGAGCTTGAACTCCTGTTTCATTGCGTAGTGAACTCGGGCCTGAACTGCCGTCATGGGTTTGAGCGTGCGCTCAAGCAGGGCCAAGGTTGTGCCAACCGGAGCATTAGCACTCATGTCCGAGATGTTCATGTCGCTGATCGCCCCAAGTCTTCGACCCTCTTGAGTGATCTTCTCCAACAGACCAGCCAACACCTGACTTGGCTCTTTATAGGGCAGCGTCATGATGTTGTCGCGCACCGTGCCGCTAGGCACATCTACATCCCTAAACTCCCCCGGTGCAATCGGCGTGTCGTCGCCTTTAATACGAAGTCCTCTGGACTTTAGGCCACCGGGCAGGTTAGAAAGAGTACCGGCATCGACAAGCTGGCGAATGATGGAGGTGCCTGCGCGTGCGTAACCACCAATGATGTGAATAAGTCCGAGGCAATAGAACCCAAAACCGGGGACGTACCCATAGTGAATGAAGTGCTGTCGAGGCAGCATCAAATCGTCAGTCGGGCTGTAGTTCCTGCGGATGGCTAAAACTTTGGTCGTGCCTTTGTCAATAGTGATTATGTAAGGCTTAGGCAACTCGTCTTCGCCATCAAGGCTTGGGATGTTGCGCTCAATCTGCACTTCATACAATGCGTACCTGTCGTCTGAAGTCAGGCTATAGCCGCCTTCTTCGGCTTTCTTTTTCTCAATATCGGTAAAGAACGCAACAGGTTCACCCAACTCAATGTCACGGTAGAACCCAGCGGCCTGCAGCTTTTGCACTTCGTTTTCGGTCTTACGCATAATGTGCGTGACCCGTTCTGCGGTCTGAATGTGGCTCGTGCCATAGGGCACAATGACATCCTCGGCGGGTACAAAAATTGACACTTGCCGTCCAAGTCGCGGGTCGTAGTAAACCTTTTTGAAGGCCGAACCGGCAAGCCCAAGGCTATAGAGCATCCGTTCATGCTCGCTGCGGTACTCCACCATGCGCTCAGTCAACTGATAATTCATGTCTGCTCGGACACGATCCGCCGACTTTTCTTTATCTTCCGTTACATCGCCAAGGATCTTGGTCTTTACCGGCCCCGCAGCGGGGAAGGTCTCACTCATTGTTTCCGCTTGAAAGCGAATCGCGGCCTCCGCTAAAAGTGTGGAATACACTCCACACGCATCATCCCAAGGCTCAGTACGTTCCTCGTACTTGAACCCAAGAACGTCTAACCCCTTTACATACGTATCCGCCCAGTCTTTGCGAGCAGAAATATCTGCATCCACCAACTCAACAATCTCAGAACTCAGCGCCGCCAGTTCACCTTCATCAAGATACTCGGCAAGATTGGCGTCAAACGGAACATCTTCCATATCCGCTGGGCCTTCAGGCATCAGCGTGATCTCCATGCTGCCGTCGGATAGAGTTACTGATTCTGGGTTTACAATATCAATCTCAAGGTCTGGTTCTCCTGCGGAAACGGCTAACCCTGTGGGGGCTGCGTACAACCCTTTATCTACCATGTTTGTAGCCATAGCAACCTCTAGTAATACGCCTTCCGCTTACGGAAGTATGTTGGTTCATCAGGCTCGTCCGAATCTAACCGTACAAACCCACCCTGCCGAAATCGTATCAGTGCTTGGGTTGTTGAATCTACCAAGTCATCGTGCGGGGCGTTAGGGAAAGCGGCCATCTCTTCTTCCACTTCTTCCGCCCAACGAGTCTGCGGCCTCCACACTTTACCCGACCGGAATAAATCCGCTACTGAATTGATCCTTACAAACTTGTCGTTTCCTTTAGTCGGGCTGTACTCAGACACAGCCAGCCCCATGCGCCTTAGTTCAAAGATCAACGGACTACCAGCAGCTTTTGCCTCAACCACGCAGGCATCTGGCTCCCACTCTTTATAAGACTTGAACGCACGTTCTTTAAGTTCAGGAAACTCCATCCGCTCTTTAAACGCGTTGAGCAAAATAATATGCGCGTCTGAATTGTTCTCGTCTTTATAGAACACACCCCACGTTGTACACGCTGAATAGTCGCTACGCTCAGTCTTTGTAAACGCAGTATCCCAGCTCTGAATAATGAACTCGCAGTCAGGCGGGTCGTCCTTCTCCCAGATCTTCCACCACTCCCGCTTTACTATTGCTCCCTCTTCAGAAGTTGGGCTTTGCTGATACTGCGCGTTCCACTTTGCCGGTGGCAGTTCCTGCTTTAGTGCGTCTAACTCTTCAAGACTCCAGAACTCCGGCCAGAGGGGAACCCCAGATGGCATCAACGCGGGCAGCTCAATTACTTCCCATTCGTCAGTTGTACCCAACTGAGCTGCACGATTAAGGATTCGACCCGTTAAGTCCGTGGTTGCCCATCGGGTCATAACCACAACGATAGCGGCCCCCGGCTGCAGCCTCTGCCTAGGTCCGGATTCATACCAATCCCAAACTTTACTAAACACTTCCGGGTTGGAAGCAGCTAAAACAGCTTCTTGTTCGCTGTGGGGGTCATCAATAATAAGCAGATCCGCGCCTTTACCCGTGACGGTACCGCCGACACCGATGGCGAAATAGTCACCGCCTTTGGACGTGTTCCATCTACCGGCTGCTTTTGAATCAGTTTGCAGGGCAAGTTCGGGGAAAAGGTCATGAAACACCTCAGAATCGACCAAGTTTCGCACTTTTCGACCAAAACCGACCGCTAATTCACCAGTATTGGACGCTTGAATGACCTTTTTTGTGGGGAACTGGCCTAAAAACCACGCAGGTAGGAGGTAAGAGGCAAATTCTGACTTGGTATGCCGGGGCGGCATGTTGATGATCAGGCGTTTTAACTCCCCTCGGGCGACTCGCTCAAAGGCAGAAGCCATAATCTTGTGGTGTTTACCTGAAACAAACGTAGGCCACACCTTTTGCACAAACTTAAGGAACCTTTCCTTACAAAGATCTTTTTCTTTGAGCTTTTCTAGCGTAGCTAACTGAACTTCCAGTGTTCTTAGGTCGGATTCGGACAGTTTTCCACTATTTATAAGTAGCTCAATATCCTTAAGTGAGACTTCACTCATGGTCTATTGGCCCGAGTTGCGCATCCAAATCATCAAGCGGCGTTACATCTATAACGTCTGAGTTCAACAGACGCTTAATCCGCTCTTTGATGGACTGCTCCAACGTCACGCTAGACGTATGGTGGACCGTAATCTCGCTTCGCTCCGTAAACAGCCCAACATCTGAGTGTTTACCAAGCAGCTCTAGCGCCCGGATCTCAATCTTTGGGTCTCCGCAGTCAGCCAACATCACCAGTCTGTTAGTAACAAAATGGCGTGCCTCGATGGCGTCGGCAAAAGACTGGAAGTTGTAGCGCTTTACAAGATCAGAAACCGCTTTGGCTTCTGCAGTAGCTGAAATAGTGGCTGGCAGTTTGGGTTTGCCTTCGCCTGTTATCAGCGCTTTAGCTTTATCTAGGTCTTCGTCTGCATAGTCTAAAGAACCACCAAGCTGTTCTATTAGATCTACCGTGTTAACTGCAACTGCAACTGCGTCTTTATGTGTTGCAGGCTGTTCATCTTCAAGGTCAAACGGAACGGGTACGTTTGCAACCGGCTCAATTGTAGGCATATCAAAGCACCGAGTAATCGGGATGCGCGGAATGTAACATAAAAATAGGAGGTTGGGACTTTATTAGGAGGTTGGGACTCCAAAGGGGGGTGTTTCTGTATGCGAGGGGGTGGGGGTACAAAAAGCTAAAAATAGAGTACAAAAAAGAATACAAAAAAATGTGGATTGGGTGTGCGGATTATTAAGTAAGCCGCCGCGCGGGGGCCCCAAAGTTAGTGGGTGCTCACTACCCGGTGGGGGTAAATGAGACGCATTCTCATTTAATCGTACCCTATTTAAGTTCCACGCGCCGCTTGAACGATGCGGATTTGAGAGTACAAGGATTTTCACGGCAGAAATGTCGTCGGGCAAAGGCCCGCAGCGCTTCGACAGCGTGTTGTTCAGGTAGCTTGCATCGCAGGGTCTCCCTCGCAATCAGGCACGGTTTTTGCCGGGACGATGCGTGGCGCATTCTTTAACAATTTAACAGGTATGCGTTCAGACAAGGGGCGGGGATTCTTTTTCAATCGAAAGGAATCGCCATGCAAATCACCCTCAAGACTGATGTTCTCGCTATCGCTAACGATGGTCGTTCAATGGTTCTCTCTTACAAAGAGGACAAGAAAGGCCTTCTCAAAACCGGTTCGTTCGCTCGCGCTTTGGCTTTTGCCTCACGTGAAGTGCGCCACGATGCCGCGCGTTCGCTCTACGTCAAGTATTTGTCCAATGGTCAGTATCGTCCAATCGTCACGGATGTTACGGATGTTTTGGTTCCTGCTAGTGCTCGGGCCTTTGTGCTCGGTGCTATCGGAACCACAGGCGGGATGTCCAAGGACGCCTTTATAAGTTTTTGCCGCGCGGTAAAGGCTGCAGTAGATTCAACCGGCAAGGACCCCAAAGGCCAAAAGTTGTTTTTCTACGGTCTGGTTTCGGCAATCGTCAATGAACTTGACGCCCAAGAAACCATCATCGACCAACAGTAAATCGTACTCTCAAACCCCCCCCAATATCCCCGCCCTTTATCTGAGCGCATACCCGGACAATCACTATCGGTGGCGCGATAGTTGGATCGAGTGCAAGCGATCCTGACGTTGAATCCTTACTAAATCGTGATTTGGCTGTTCAGATAGGCGAACTGCTCTGCCCCGCAGTACCGGGATCGCTCGGGGGGAACCACAGGCCAGCAAGTAACTAATGAATGCTTCAGCGGCACGGTGATAAAGCGGAATGCGTAGGGTAGTAGACAACGTGCAGTGCTAAACCCGTGGAAACCGGGCTGCGCGTAGGCCTCATGGAAAGACATGAGCGGGCAAAGTGTTGGCCAAATCGAACGAACACGGACGCCAATCGGGTGCGCGGCGCAGGAAACCCGATCTCACTTCAAACCATCAAACCATCAAACCATCAAAGGAACGAACATGGAAAACGTAACAATCCGAGTCTATCGACTACCCAAGGGATCACTGGGCAAAAACGTAACACTCCGTCCAATCGGCGGGGAGATCGGCAACGTCGGCAGGAAAGAGATCGGCGGACACCGCCCAAACCCACGGCTACGCCAAACCAGCAAATATTTAACAAAGGCAAACGTCCACGCGCACGTGCCTTACGCACACATTGTGTTCGAGCGCCCAAAACGTAACAAATGAGGCCTTCAAGCAGCACCGCCCGCTGTTACAAAAACCCCCCAAACACTGGTACGTAACTTGTTACAAAAAAAGTCGCGTAAGTCATTGATTTTAAAGCTATGTTACATGTTACGTGTTTTTTCAAGAGAGCGAAAGTCTAGAAATCCGCAAAACCCCCGCAGCCCCCCTCCAGCAAAACGTATTCTCTTAAATCAATCCGGGCCAACTACATATTATTTTTTATAACATACATAACATATAACATTCATTAACTTTATTTATATAAATCAAGCACTTAGATCAACTTTTCACGTTACGTTTTCATTTCAGTTTTTTAACACGCATAACAGGAGACTTTGCCGTGACCGAGGACTATCACCTGCCCATCTGCACCAACTGCTACGCAGTTCGCGTAGAACCACACAGGAGACATATGCCCAGACCTACATGTATGCCGTGCGCAGAGACCCTTTCTAACATGGTTAAGCGTACCGTAGTACCCCTAAACAAAGGACATTACTTCCCCTGCACCGACTTAGAAACTCTCAAGCAACTGAATCCAAAACGCACTTAACGCACCCCGGTGCAGGAGAACTGAAATGAAAGTTTGGATTGTGTGCAGACCATGCGATGACCCGCACTACGACGGGCATGTTACGGGATTGGTGTTCACCGACAAGGAGAAAGCCGAGGCTTACATCCGAGAAAAAAACGGGGCACCAGAAGATACAAACGAGTATTGGAACTCTGCGTTGTACTTGGAGAAAGGAGAACTGAAATGAAGCCGAAGGAAATGCACGAGAGCAACCCGCTGTTCCAAGGGCTTGTCGGCAAGACCGTTGCCGCTATCGAGTACGTCGATGACTACGACGGAGGCATCACGCTGTACTTCACCGACGGGTCGGTGCTGTGCGTAACCGAGCGTATGCAAGCCGGACAGATCGAAGTGAGCGCAGTTATTCACGAAGGAGAACTGAAATGAACAACTACGTTGTGCTGTACCGGATCGAAAGCATCCTCACGCCCCTTGACCCGCCATTTGGTTTCCAGTGCTGGGCTGAGGATACAGACAATGCAGAGGAGCAGTGTCTTAATGCTTATCCTGACTGCGACATTGTGTGGGTATGGCAGGGACCAGAGGGTGTAGGTATGCAACCCGCGCTCGATGATTATTGGGCAACTTCAGATTACATAAAGGAGTGAAATGAAAAACAAACCCGAACTTCTATCCTTCATCGCCTTGTCTGCGGTCGTTGTCTTCTGGACATGGCAAGTGGTGGAGTGGTTGAGTAAATGATGAGCGCGACTGCGGAGCAGAGGATGAAAAAGATAACCAACCGATCAGCACGTGAGTACGTGCAGGAACTCAAGCCATTCGAAGCGAACAATCTGTTTGCTGAGTGGATCACAGTGAAGTACAGGGAGGGAAACAAATGGGCAGATAAGAGAGCGTATGTGGTTTTCAGTTACCAAAAGCATTGGCCGTTGTTTATCTATGACGGGCAGGCGCAGGTGTGGTTTGAGAACACCGAGACCGTATCGGCAACAACAAGCAGACACCGATCACAAGCACACCCATTGCGACCAACGATAGCGTGTGACAGAGACACTATGAGAGAGGTGCTGACCAAGGGAGTTAACGCAGTAATCCTACGAGGAGAGAAGTAATGAACGAAGCGATTAAACAAAACTTTGGAACCCTACTAACCGCTGTGCGCAACGGTGATGCGTGTCTGGTGGAGTGCACAGATGCGAAGACAGGCGAGATAGTAGTTGCGGTTTGTGCAGTAGAAGAATATGAAGACGAGTATCGCATCATCCCGCTAGCAAAGATGTTCAACGGAGATCCGTATGAAGAACTAATACCACCGTACTCAGACGAGCAATAAACCCAAACAACCAACAAACCAAACAATCACACTCAAGGAACGAACATGGCTGAAATCAATTTTGGCAAGACCATCACCCTGAAACAGGCAGCTAACCTCATCAAAGCTAGCCCAGAGACTAGGTTCCTGCTGCAGGGCGAGCCGGGTATCGGCAAGTCATCCATCCTTAAATCTATCGCCGACGATCTCGGCTACGACTATGCGTATATCGACGTACCAAACCTAGACTTGGGCGATATTGCGATGCCTGTGGTGGATCATCAGACCAAGACCACCAAGTATTACCCCAACGCAAGGTTCAAGCTGCACGAGGGTAAGCCTGTAGTGATCATGCTGGACGAGTTCACCAAGGGTGCCGATCCGGTCAAGAACATGCTGCACCCACTACTTGAGAAGAACTCGCGGCTGGGTGACATATCAGTTGACCCCCTATCTCCCATCTTCCTCACTGGCAACCTGTCAACCGACGGGGTTGGGGATACGTTGAAAGCACATAGCAGGAATCGCATCGTGCCGGTCACGGTGCAGAAGCCCACTGCCGAGGAGTGGGTGGACTGGGGTATCAACAATGGGATAGCACCCGAGGTGTTGGCGTGGGTCAATAGGTTCCCTCATGTGATGGAGTCTTACATCGACGGCAACAAGGAGAACCCGTACATCTACAACCCACGCAAGCCACAACTTGCGTTCGTATCTCCTCGGTCGCTGCACACTGCGTCGAACATCATCAACCGCAGACACATGTTGGACACGGACACTGTAATCGCAGCACTGACTGGTGCTATCGGTGAAGCAGGTGCGAGAGACATGCAAGCGTTCGTTGAGTTCTCGGATCAACTGCCTACGTGGGAATCAACAATCCGTCAGCCCAAAGACGCACCTGTCCCCAGTAGCCCCGGTGCATGTGCCATCGTTGTATTCGGTGCTATCGCCAAGGTAACCAAGGACACAATCGCTCCGTTCATGGAGTACCTGCAGAGGTTCGAGCCTGAGTGGCAAGCAGTGTTTGCGATCAACATTGCCAAGACCCCGAGCAAGCAGGCAATCGCCTTCAGTAGCAAAGCGTTCGCCGAGTGGGTTGCAAAAAACCAAGATCTGCTTTGATAGGAGGTAATACATGGGCTATCGCAGCGATGTCATGGCGGTGTTCTACACCACGGACAAAGAAGAGTTCCCGCTACTTAAACTTTTTGTTGAGGAGAACTTTCCCAGAGAGGAACTTGGGGCGTTGGAGCCGCTTGAGAGTGAACGCTACTTTGGGTTCCTCTTCGAAGCAGAAAGCGTCAAGTGGTACGACGGCTACGGAGACGTGGGAATGTTTGAGGCTTTCTCAACTAAGTTCAGGGAACTAGGAGAGGACAAGAAGACTTGGCACGACGAGTTCGTTCGTATCGGGGAGGACTTCAATGACATTGATGTACACAGGTCGATGTTCGCCGACGGACTGCTGCAGGTCCACAGAGAAATCGTTGTGGAAGCCTAGCCAATGTACGGGAAATTAGACCCCATGCACTGGCCCATAGGTGCTAAGTGGGAAGAGCTTAAGTTCTTGGCTGATGAGCTTGAGCGGTACTCACGAGCCCTGTGGTTTCGAGATCAGATAAGTTTCAGGGTAATCGTGAACGCCAGTGTGTTTGCCGACAAGGATCTACCCCACTACGAGTTTGTTGTCCTGAAGAGGGAAGGGTCTGGGAGCTTTGAAGTGCTCGGTGTCTACACCGACATAGACACTGCAGTAGGTGTAGTCAAACTGTTAGTAGGAACCATAAAAGAGGAGTTGCAATGAACGAGGAACGGAAGGTACAGAAGGCGAAGATCTCTCTCATGCGTAACCAGCGGTTCGCATTGTTGTCGGGCATCTTGATGGTCGGTAAGACACGGGTGGACGACAACGTGCCGACTGCGTGTACCAACGGCAGGGACGAGATCTATGGGCGCAAGTTTGTAAGCGGGTTGGATGACGCTGAGCTTGCGTTTGTGATTGCGCACGAAGCTGCACACAAGATGTACCGGCAGCTAACTACGTGGCGTAAGTTGTATGACGAGGATGCAGCCCTAGCCAACGAAGCCTGTGACTACGTTGTGAATCTCATGCTCAAGGACTTAGACCCCGAAGGAACGGTCATCTCTCTCCCCCGCCACAAGACTGGGCTGATGCGTGGCAAGCCGATGGGGTTGATCGACGAACGGTTCCGCGACATGAACACCAAGCAGGTGTTCGACATCTTGAAGCAGGAGCAGGAACAAGGGGAGCAATCATGCGATGGGCAGGGGGATGGGAGTGGCGAGGGTTCCGGTGGTTTCGACCAACACGACTGGGGTGGGGCCGAGGAGATGTCGGAGGAGGAGAAGAAAGAGCTAGCGAGGGACATCGACCAAGCTATTCGCCAAGGACTAGCAGCGCAGAAGAAAGCTGGAAGTTCCGCTGGCGGGCTCAATCGAGAGCTGGACGAGCTGATGCAGCCGAAGGTCAACTGGCGCGAGATGCTGCGTGAGTTCGTCAAATCTACGTGCCGATCCAAGGACACATCATCGTGGCGCAGGGTCAACCGACGGCTGATTGCATCTGACATCTACATGCCGTCTTTGATCGGTGAAAAGGTTGGACACCTTGTGGTGGGTGTGGATACGTCAGGAAGTATTGGCATCAACGAGCTGTCTGAGTTCCTGTCCGAAGTCAAAGGTATCGCCGAGGACGTTGCACCCGACAGGGTTGACCTGCTGTATTGGGATACGGAGGTAGCAGCACACGAAGAGTACGACAGTAGTTCTGTCTCGGACATCATCCAATCAACCAAACCGAGAGGAGGTGGTGGCACTGCACCGCAGTGTGTAAGCGCGTATCTGAAAGACAAGAACATCAAGCCTGAGTGCGTTGTTATGTTGACCGACGGCTACATCGGGGACTGGGGTAGCGACTGGGCCTCCCCCCTTCTGTGGTGCGTAGTTGGCAGCAATGCGATGGCTCCGGTTGGCAAGACGATTCATATCAAAGACTGAAGGAAAGGAGAACGACATGATGATTATCGAGTTTGGTTGGGGCAGTAAGTTTGTGGTCAAGACCCAAGACGCAGTCAAGATCTTGGAGATTCTTGAGAAGTCTGAACTGTACGAAGAGAAGTGGCGCAAAGCTGAGGACGGTGGCACGACGTATCACATCTGGCCTGCCGAGACCGACAAGTTGCCGAGCGTCAAGTTGATCAGTGACTCTGCCTGCCAGATGGCACGGCTGGCTGGCAAACCTACGGATAAATAAAGGAGAGATGAAATGGGTATCAATGCATCCGCAGTTCTTGTTGAACTCAACATCAGTGTGTGGCCCGCGTCCAAGATCGACCGTGAGACAACTGAGCAAACCAACGCTAACGCAGGTGCAGTGCGTGATGCGTCGCAAACCAAGAAGAACCTTTTCGCAGGTACGTCACTGCGTAAGGACATTGAGAAGTTCGCTGCGCGTGTTCGCCTCTACCACAACCAGCACACGCTACCGTGGGCAGACAAGGGCGAGCGGCTACTGCCGACCAAGTTGTTCATGGAATACAAGCAGCACATGAACAGCTACGAGCTTCAGTTCGAGATGATGTGCAATGAATTCTTCACTCATTATCCTACGCTGGTAGCAGCAGCACCCACCAATCTTGGCAAGCTGTACAAACCTGAAGACTATCCAGACATCGAGGAAGTCAAGGCCAAGTTTGGATTCCGACGTACGGTCAAGCCTGTGCCCGAGTCAGGTGACTTCCGCTTGGATGTGCCGACCGAGGACATGGCTGAGCTTCGTGCGATGTTTGAGCAGCAACAGACCGAGAAGCTACGCGATGCGATGAAGGCTCCGTGGGAGCGGCTGTACGGGATGCTGCAGACCATCAGCGAGAAGATGACGGATGCAGAGGGCGATGACACCAAGAAGCGGTATCACGATTCGTTCATCTCCAATCCGTTGGAGCTGTGCGCGTTGCTCACCAAACTCAATATCACCAATGACCCCAAGTTGGAGGAAGCACGTAGGCAGTTGGAGCTGACGATGCTGGGCGCGAACCTTGAGTCACTGAAGGAGGATAGCCATGCACGTAACGATCTGAAATCTAAAGTAGACGCAATCATCAACAAGTTCGAATGGTAAGGAGAGAGTCATGTCAGGATTCAATGCACTAACGCTACCCAATGTGAGATTAAGCCAAAAACTTCTTGAGCGTTGGCCCACACACACTTACTTCTTGAACCGTGGTACTTCCTACGGGGAGGTCATGAACACGGTGATTGCAAAGAACCCCCACTGGGATTTTGAGTTGGTGGGTGGCGAGGTTAGGGGTGAGGATACCTACGACGTTAGACACATCAAGGTATACGCAGGTAAGGAGTGGCTGGGTACGGTTAGCTACGAGTATCACGGGTCCGACCGCAAGATCCACATTGCCAATGCTCGGATAGCCTCAGAGCGTGTACGCAACCAAGGCAAGGCAGTTACATCTGACCCCAAACGTGCGCTGTCTCTGATCAGCAAAGCGTTCTATCGCAAGACTCCGACAGAGCTTATGACGGAGGCTAGGCAAGCTGTGTTCAGTACGCTTCATAGTATCTCGGCTGATCGGTCGATGAAGGCCAACACCCGTAAGCTTAAATTTGCTGAGAGCGCGAGCGAGTTCGTGCTCGCTATGCAGGTAGAGCTTGCTGCAATCATGAACGCCTCCCCCAACGGTAGAGACTTGATAGGCAAACTTGAAGAGTGTTCGCAGTCACTCAGAGCGTTGGCCGACATCAAAGAGCTTATTACTATCAGTGATTTAAACAAGGCAACGACCGTGGTTGCGATGCCCGTAGGATATGTGGTACACTCCGGCGATACACTGTCAACTCACACAGATGACACGCTTCCGGAAGACTTGAGGGGGCCGCTGGGTATGTTGAAACTTACAGAGGCTGGCACTGTGCTGCCAGTAGGCGTGAGGGTCAACGATACAGTGTTTTTCATTAGGAACGAAGGAGAGTCAGATGTTGCCTAAGTATAAGAAGACAACCGACGTACAACAAACGTGGCGTGAGCATGGGTGGTCGCCTCCGAGCGAAGACCCAGATGTCAGAAGCAGGTGGGCATATTTCAGAACACTAGATACGGAGAGAGACAATGACCAAGGACTACACAGACTTCCAGACCCAGAGAGCGATATTGATTGAGTATCTGCAAGTGATGATCGCACGTAACGATTGGCACGGCGTAGCCGATGTCGCTATGGATCTTAGGGAAATGGAAGCAGAGCAGAGAAGAACGATGGGAGAACGAAAATGAATGACGACGAAGTGATGGAGTTGGCTCAGCGGGCCGGTACGTATACGGAAGTAGAAGATGGAGAGGAGTGGTTGGTCATGTCTGAATCTGCTTTCCCGCTCTTTGCGAAGTTAATTATAGAAGCCGAACGAGAGAAGTGCGCACAGTTGTGTGAGCGTATGGCTAAGCGGTGTAATGACATTCGTGCAGCCGCATTAGAAGTGGCGGCGGAATATATCCGGGCAGGTGCGAAATGAACCGAGACGAGATCCTGAAGATGGCTCAAGAAGCTGGAGCGTTCTGGGAGCTATCAGAGACTCCAGAGAAGGATCTGGCATTTCTTCAACGCTTCGCCGCTCTTGCCACCGCAGCCGAGCGTGAGAGGGCAGTAGGCGTCATACGTGCAATGAAAGATGACATCGAGGCTAGCCTACAAAAAGCATACATGGGTGGCATAGAAGCCGAGCGTGATCGGTGCATCCTGATACTAGAGCGCCTGCACGAGCGGTCTGGCGGTCAGCACAATCAGTATCTGTATGCAGCCAAAGTGCTGAAGGGGGAGATATGACTCCGGGACCGTGGCGTTACGACAGCGGCAAGATTTGGACGCCCAGAGGTTGGTGGGTTGCTAGCGTGTACGAAGACATGGAGGAGGACATAAAAGGAGCTAATGGTCGTTTGCTTGCCGCCGCGCCTGATCTTTTGAGTGCGCTAATGATGGCTGTGAGCGCCCTTGAGCGATCAGATTACATCCAAATGGATAGCTTTGATGTTATCGAGGTTTCCCGCGCTGCCATCGCTAAAGCACGAGGTGAAATATGAAATTCTTCTGCGTGATGCTAAAGCGCCCATTAGTGACACCGCGCGGCTCTACAAACTTCATCGCCACTCGCTCTCTCGGGCGGGCGAGATATTTTGCCAAACGATTGCCACGAAAATATCGGCAGATTGATGTGCGCGATGGGCGTAGGAAGTATGTGCTTGCATGGAGTTGGCTATGACTGAACTGTTTTTCTACGGGTGGGCAGTCGGCATTCTCACTGGCTATGTGATCTGGGCGCCTGAGACGCGGTTCAAACGGAACTTCGTTGATGGACTGACGTTGCGATTTTTGTGGGGGAAAAAATGAGCATCGAAGCAGCTTCGCCTTCTGCCGCGCACAGATGGGTCGGGCTGACGGCGGAGGAGATTAACGCGATCTATATACAACACCATAATCAATTTGGTGAGTGCCTATCAGGTGATTGGGGATATGAACGCGACCTTGAAGCAAAGCTGAAGGAGAAAAATGTATGAAACCCGTCTTATGGATACACAAAGCAAGCGGACGTATTCGCTTCCAAGGTGAGGGCCTGCCTAATTCATGGATGCCTCTGTATGCGAAAGAAGATTTAGAGTTGAACCCACTGCAGAGAGAAGATACGCCTGACCTGACCGACAAGGCTCGCCGTATCTGGGACTATGTGAAGAACCGCAAGGTGTCGTTTGAAGCGGTAGCTGTTGCTGAGCATTTCTCTAACTCAACCGCAGCGATTACGAAACATCTAAATACGTTGTACGCAGCAGGAATGCTGACGCGCACGAGAAAAGCAAACAAAGTTTTTTGGGCGGTTAAACATGTCGGACCAAAAGAAACCAAGTCGAAACCCACCGAAGCTCCAGTGGCCGTTTCCAAACCATCTGTTAAGCCACAGCCAAGCAGACCCGCCCCCGTTATCTGGCCAAGCACCACGTACAAAAAACAAACAAGCTACCCCAACATACGTGGATATGATGACTGACGTAGGAGAAGCGAAATGGTAGATATAAGGAGAAGGGGTCCGGGTAAAAAAGTGCCGCTGATGCTGACAAGCTTGAGGCTACCTAGATACGTGATGGATTATTTCAAAGTAGTTCACCCTGAAGGGAGGCAAGTGAAGATGAGAGAAGTATTGGTTTCGTACGTTGATGAGCAGCTAAAAATAAGGAGAGAACAGTGAGTGAAGTAACCACAGTGTCGGGGGTCATGAACCCACCCAAGCAACCTGTTGCAGAAATGATCCGTGACTACAAAGTCACCCACCCAAACGCAACCGCGAAAGAGATCGCCGACGCGCTTAAGTTGAATTTGGATTATGTGCATTCGCGCTTGTACTTGGAAAAGAAGAAGCAAGAAGCTGTAAAGAAGAAGCAAGAAGCTGTAAAGAAGAAACGCGGGCGTCCGAAAGGCGCGACAAAACTCAAGGCTCCGGCGGGCAGCATCGTATTTGTACCTGCGGCTTCTACGGATACTGCTGTGCAGCAGCACCCACTGCACGAGGTGTTTATCAAAGCCATTAAGCAAGCCATGTACGGTAAGGGTGAGAGGCATGGCGGTGCAACGACTCCGTTCATGGACCAGCCTTGGGCGCACTATGCCAAGTTGCATGGGCGTGGGTTTTTGACCGGGCAAGCTGCGAAGAAGTTGGAAGAGGCAGCAAGTACCAGAGAGGGCACAGCGTTCGAAGACGAGATGCTCGGTGCGATGGTGTATATCGGTATGGCGGTACTTAACAGCAGGAGTGGTAAATGAAAAGCGCGCTCAATGCGGGAGACCGCAAAGCTGATAGGTTCGAAGTGATTGCCTATGAACTTAATGGCATCACGTATGTCCCTCACTACAGGAACGACAGCATATTCGTAGGTCCGGGCTACCCTCTGCACAACCAGAACCGGTATTCCGACGTAGACCTGCAAGTGATGGGCGCACAACCAAAAGCCATGATGTTGTGGCCTAGGGGTAAGAACGGGGCTGTGTCTAACAGTAATCCGTGATGAATATAAGCCCGCCTTTGGCGGGCTTATGACCGTTCCCCCCTACAGGAGAAGAGCATGGCGGCGACACCGGAAGCAAAAGTCAAAGCGAAGATAAAAAAGATCTTAGAAGCAGAGGGCGTTTACTACGCGATGCCTATCGGTTCCGCGTTTGGTAACTCAGGGGTGCCTGACTTCCTATGCTGCGTGAACGGATTCTTTATAGCTATCGAAGCCAAGGCAAACGGTGGGAAGGCTACCGCCCTACAGAAGAAGCACCTACAAAAGATCAATGCCGAGGGTGGTTACGCGCTCATCGTAGATGAAGAAACCCTTCTCTATCTAACGAACATGATCCGAGACTTGAAGGAGATGAAGGTATGAGCGAGCCGCCAAAAATATTAACCATAGATTTCGAGACGTTCTACTCGCAAGAGTTCTCCCTCAGCAAGATGACAACCGAGGAGTATGTGCGTTCTCCTGAGTTTGAAGTGATCGGCGTGTCTGTACAGGTAGATGACGGTGAACCGGTTTGGTTCAGTGGGACGATGGCGGACACAGAAGACTGGTTGAAACAGTTCGATTGGAGCAAGTCAATCGCTGTGGCGCATAACGCTATGTTCGACGGTGCGATCCTTACATGGTGTTTTGATATTCGCCCGAAAGCTTGGGTTGATACGTTGTCTATGGCTAGGGCGCTACACGGCACTGAAGTAGGAGGTAGCCTTGCCAAGCTCGCCGAGTATTACAAGCTAGGAGTGAAAGGGGAAGAAGTCATTGCTGCCAAGGGGTTGCACAGGTTGGACTTCCCGCCTGAGCAGCTAGCCCGGTACGGAGAGTATTGCTGTAACGACGTTGCACTTACGTACAAGTTGTTCAAGGCTATGGGGGAAGAGTTCCCAGCTATAGAGTTCAAGCTGATCGACCTCACCATCAAGATGTACTCGGACCCCGTGCTTCGTTTGAGTTCAGACTTCCTACGGCACCACATAGCGAAGCTGGCTCAAAGAAGAAAAGAACTGTTGGAGAACTTCGACGAAGATACGTTGATGAGCAACCCACAGTTCGCCGACGTGCTCAGAAGCTTTGGGATTGAGCCGCCGATGAAGGTTAGTCCTACGACGGGTAAGCAGACTTATGCGTTCGCTAAGACGGACGAAGGGTTTAAGGAGTTGTTGGAGCATCCCAACCCTGATGTGCAGAACCTTGTGGCTGCGAGGTTAGGAGCTAAATCTACGCTGGAGCACACGCGCACGCAGCGTTTCCTTGAGATCGCAGAGCGAACCAGAGACAGCACACTGCCGGTGCCTTTGCGCTACTACGCGGCGCACACTGGCCGTTGGGGCGGGGACGATAAGCTTAACCTGCAGAACCTCCCCCGGACATCTCCTCTCAAGTCGGCGATCAAAGCGCCCCCCGGCTATGTGATTATCGACTCTGACTCTTCGCAGATAGAAGCACGGACGCTTGCGTGGTTGGCGGGGCAGGATGATTTGGTGGATGCGTTTGAGAAAAAGCAGGACGTATACAAGATCATGGCCGCAGCCATCTATCACAAGCCAATCGAAAAGATCTCGAAAGAGGAACGGTTTGTAGGTAAGACTACGATCCTAGGTGCAGGCTACGGCATGGGGCCTAAGAAGTTTCAGGCGCAGCTTAAGAACTTTGGGGTACAAGTTGAGTTGGAGGAGGCCGAGCGCATCATCCGTACCTACAGAGAACAGTACCCCCGGATAGTGAACCTTTGGAAGGTGGCGCACGAGTTCGTGCTTAGAGCTATTCTGAATGACCAGTGGGTAGCGTTTGGTAGGAACGAAGTCCTTAGCGTAGACGGGGCGCTTGGTATCCACTTGCCTAACGGGCTGCGTATTAAGTACCCTAACTTACGGAAAGAGTTGGCGAACGTAGACCCACGAGACGAACCACACGTTTTCCAGATTGTCTACGACACCAAGCGAGGTAAGCAGACACTAACCACCAAGATCTACGGTGGCAAGGTTGTTGAGAACGTGTGCCAAGCGCTGGCTAGGATCATCATTGGCGAGCAGATGCTAAAGATCGCCAAAAAGTATAGAGTTGTGATGACGGTGCATGACGCAATCGCATGTATCGCACCCAAAGAAGAAGCGGAGACAGCTAAGGAATACGTAGAGCTGTGTATGAGGCTCAGACCCAACTGGGCGCTCGCGCTACCCCTAGATTGTGAAGCTGGCTATGGAGAAAGCTATGGCGACTGTTGATAACCAACTTGTGGATTACGCGTACCCAATGATGCTGGCGCAGAAAGCGCTTAAGGATGCGCACGAAGCGGTATTGGAAAAAGATTTTCGTGCCGCAATTGACCGCGCTTATGACGCTATTGCCGAGACTAAACTCATGCTGAACGCACTCAAAGAGATGCAGGAGCTTTACCGGTGAAGCCTCTTGTCTGGTCGTTCAGCAGCCTCAAGACTTTTGAGCAGTGCCCTCGAAAGTATTACCACACCAAGATACGCAAAGACATAGTAGAGAGGGACACTGAGGCAACGCTGTACGGCAAAGACGTACATTCTGCTGCCGAGAACTACATCAAGGAAGACAAGCCTATCCCAGCCAAGTACGGGTACATGCAACCTGTACTAGATCAGTTGAAAGGTTTGGAGGGGGACAAGTACGCGGAGCTGAAGCTTGGGCTGACCAAAGACTTATACCCCTGCGACTTCTCAGCTAAAGACGTATGGTGGCATGGGATCGCCGACATGGTTGTGGTCAACTCGGAAAAGAAGCTGGCGTACTCGGTTGACTTCAAGACCAGCAAGAACGCACGGTACGCAGATACGAAACAGCTAGACCTAGTAGCCGTCGGCTTGTTTAAGAAGTTCCCTGAGATCCAGCGGGTAAAGTCTGCGCTTATCTTCGTGGTGAGCAACGATCTGGTTCGTGCCGAGCATGTCGTAGAGGACGTGCCGAAGTACATAGAAAAGCCAGCCCAGACCGTTGCCCGTATAGAAGCAGCAATAAGTAATAACGTGTGGAACCCAGTGCAAGGGCCGTTGTGTAAGTTCTGCCCAGTGCATGAATGCGAGTTTAATAGGAGCTAAACATGCCTTACGTGAACAAACCACGCCCGTACGCCAAAGAGTACGAGCAGTATGACGGTACCCCTAGCGTTAAGAAAAAACGCGCTGCGCGTAATAAGGCACGGCGTATGATGGAGCAAGAGGGGCGGGTAAAGAAAGGCGACGGCAAGGACGTTGACCACAAGCAAGCCCTGAGCAAAGGCGGCGCAACTACACGTAGCAACCTACGGGTAAAGAGCGCATCTTCCAACCGGTCGTACGCAAGGAACAGCGACCACACACCAAAGTGAGTACCCATGACATTAGATGAATATCAGTGGCCTGCGCCACTGGGAATGAAACCGTTCGCGCATCAGAAGATAACGTCAGAGTTTTTAATAGGGAACCGAAAAGCCTTCTGCTTCAACGAGCAAGGCACAGGTAAAACGGCTGCGGTGATATGGGCAACAGACTATCTGATGTCCATCGGGGCGATTAAACGTGTGTTGGTCATTTGCCCTCTGTCTATCATGCGAGCCGCATGGCAACAGGATTTGTTTCAGTTCGCCATCCACAGAACTATATCCGTAGCGCATCACGCAAACCCAGATACCCGCAAGAAGCTCATCAACAACGGTGCGGAGTATGTGATCATCAACTTTGACGGCGTAGAGATCGTCAAGAACGAGATCATCAAAGGCGGGTTTGATCTTGTGGTGGTTGATGAAGCCTCTGCGTACAAGAACGCACAGACTACACGCTGGAAATGTTTGCGCGACGTGATGCGCCACATTAAGGGTTTGTGGATGCTGACGGGGACACCCGCAGCGCAGTCTCCTCTGGATGCGTACGGACTGGCAAAGATGGTGAACCCGAAGAACGTACCGCCGTTCTTTGGTCAGTACCGCGACACAGTGATGACCAAGGTGAGCATGTATCGGTGGGTGCCCCGCCCCGGTTCGGATCAAATAGTTTTTAACGCACTACAACCTGCTATCCGGTTTGAGAAAGCTCAGTGCCTTGACTTGCCGCCTGTGACGTTTCTCTATCGAGAGGCACCGATGACTAAACAACAGCAGGCGTACTACGATCAGCTAAAGAAAGACCAGCTTATCGTGGCAGCGGGGGAAGAAGTGTCTGCCGTCAACGCAGCCGCGCAGCTCAACAAACTTGTGCAGATTGCATGTGGGTCGGTCTATACAGACAAAGGAGACGTAGTTGACTTTGATGTCTCTCCACGTCTTGCTGTGGTCAAGGAGATCATAGAGGAGACCAAACAGAAGGTGTTGATCTTCGTGCCGTACACGCACACCATCAACCTGTTGGAGAGGTACTTAGCCAAGGCCAACATCATGGCGGAGGTCATAAGCGGTGACGTATCTGTCAACAAGCGGACCGACATCGTTAACCGTTTTCAGAACCAACCCACTACCAAAGTTCTTATCATCCAGCCTCAAGCCGCGTCACACGGTCTCACGCTGACCGCAGCCGACACCATCATCTGGTATGCGCCGATCACAAGCGTAGAGACATACCTGCAAGCCAATGCTAGGATAGATCGACCGGGGCAGAAGCATCCCATGACAATCGTACACGTGAAGGGCAGCTCTGCTGAGCAGCGGCTATACATGTTGCTGCAGGGGGGCGTGGACCATCACACCAAAATCGTGGACCTGTACCGCGAAGAACTGACTACCCCTTGACACTGTAAAGTGTTGTGGTAGTATTGCCATCCCAACTGAAGGAGATCATAAAAATGTCAGACCCGCCTAGTGGGGGTGTAGCCCCCGCTTTCGATAAGCTCGCCGAGGCGTTCATCAAGATACGCGATGCCAGAAGCAAGCTCAAAGCTCAGTACGAAGCAGAAGACAAGGTGCTAGCCGATCAGGCTACGTTGCTTGAGACTTCTATGCTTGATGCCTGTAAGCAGTCGGGTATCGACAGCGTTCGTACCCCCTATGGGACGATCATTCGTTCGGTGAAGTCACGCTACTGGACGAATAATTGGGATTCGATGTATCGGTTCATCAAAGAACACGATGCGTTCGCCCTGCTAGAGAAGCGGCTCCATCAGACCAACATGAAGGAGTTTCTCTCAGAGAATCCAGAAGTTCAGCCCGTTGGGCTCAATGTGGAAAATGAGTACACCGTAGTCGTTAGACGTTCAAAAGGAAACCCAAATGAGTAACCAAGTAGCTGTTATTGATCAGAACCTCCCCGACTTTCTTCAGGCTGCTGGCGTCAGTGCGCTGACTAAACAGCTTGCAGGTAAGACCGGAGTGGCACGTATCGTCCCCAAGAACGGCATCTTTCGTAAGGTTGTCGGCGGCGAGGAGATGGGCAAAGCCAAAGGCCCGCTTCACGCTATCGTGGTGAACGCTTCCCCCCACGTAGGGCGTATCTTCTACGCTAAGGCGTGGACTCCTGATGCCGAGCCGACTGCGCCGGATTGCTTCTCAAACGACGGTCGTGCGCCTGATGCCGGTGCTGCCAACCCGCAGTCTGACCGGTGTGATAGCTGCCCGCAGAACATCAAGGGCTCGGGTCAGGGCCAGTCCAAAGCTTGCCGCTACTCGCGTAGGCTGGCGGTCTTGCTAGAGGAAGATTTTGGTACCGCACTTGAAGGTCGTGTCTACCAGATGAACCTTGCGTCCAAGTCCTTGTTTGGTGACAGCCCGTCGGATAAGCTGCACCCGTTCGACAACTACTGCAAGTTCCTCGCCAACAACGGCAAGAGCATCGACCATCTGATCACCACGATCAGCTTTAACGAAGACAACGACAACCAATCGGTGTTGTTCTCGGCAACCGACTACATCAACCGGCAGCAGTTTGATGTCATTCAAAAGGTTGGTGCTACTGAAGAAGTCAAGCGCATGGTTGTAATGACGCCGTATCAAGCGGATGTTTCAGGTCGTGCGCCTAAATTGGAAGCGCCCGCACCACAAGCTGAACCGGTGAAGCGGGAAGCCAAGAAGCCTGAAGTTTCAGTAGAAAAGAAAGACCTGAACTCCGTGCTTAAAGCATGGACTGACGAGGAGTAAAGATGAGCCACGGTTACAGCCAGAGCTTAGTGCAAGCTAACAAAGAAGTGAGTGCTAGGCTTCTGGGTGTAGCCTTGGGTCGCTATTGCATCAAGCAGGGTATTAGTGTGAGCGATACCGCCGAGCGTTTCGGTGTAAGCCGGATGACGGTTTACATGTGGTTCAAAGGCGAACGCAATCCTAACCCTGCTGTTGCAACCCAGATCCAACGCTACATAAAGAAACGCAGAACATGAACTTTGACCTACTGGATACCATACTGCCGCAGGAAGGGCGGTACTGTGTATTCGCGTATGGTAAGTACCCAGATCAGCGGCTTCTAGATACACGAGAAGAAGTAGACGCAGCCATTGAGCAGTTCGTAGACAAAAAGGCAGACGTTTACTTCGCTTGCGCCAAGTTTGGCCCAGAGAACAATCGAACCCAAGAGAACGCACTGTATTTCAGGGCGCTCTGGCTGGACATAGATTGTGGGCCAACCAAAGGCGTACCAGATAGCAAAGGACGCATTAAGGGCTATCTGACACAAGACCTTGGCTTGCAAAAACTGCAGGAGTTCTGCAAAGCAGTAAAGCTGCCAAAACCAATACTGGTGGACTCTGGTAACGGAATCCATGCGTACTGGTTGCTTGAGGAAGTTCTCAGTCGGAATACATGGGACTCGTTGGCTAAACGACTGAGAGACTTATGCACCGAGCACGGGTTGATTGTAGACCCGAACGTCTTTGAGGCATCTCGTGTACTGCGTATACCCGGCACCTATAACTTCAAGAACAAAGATGCGCCGTTGCTTGTCTCAGTTCTGAGTACCACAACAACGCGAATGAGTTATGAGCACGTCAAGACTTTGCTTGGCGCGCCAGAACCAGAGAAGGAGAAACCAGACTTCATCCCCAAGGGGGTGAGCCCAATGATGGAAGCACTGTTGGGCAACCAGATCAAGCGGTTCAAGACGATCATGATCCGCTCGGCGAACGGGGATGGGTGCCAACAACTTATACATTGCTTTGAGAACCAAGCAGAACTAGAAGAACCGCTCTGGCGGGCGGGTCTGTCGATTGCAGCTTTTTGCGTTGACGGGAGGGACGCAGCACACAAGTTATCCAATCAGTACCCCGGATACGACCGCGATGAAGTCGAGATGAAGGTTGACTACATCGTAGCCAAGGGCGGTCCGTACACCTGCAGTACGTTTGAGAAGTTGAACCCTAACGGATGTGACGGGTGCCCACACAAAGGAAACATCAAGTCGCCGATTGTGTTGGGGTTAGAGATAGCTGAAGCCGATGATGACGCAGTTGTAGCAGAAGACGAAGACGGTAAGACAGAGACTTATCAGATACCTGAGTACCCTTTCCCGTACATCAGAGGTAAGAACGGCGGTATCTACAAGAAGCCGACAGACGATGAAGATGAACCGGTGCTTGTGTACGAACACGATCTGTACGTGGTCAAGCGTATGCACCATTCAGGGCAGGGGGAGATAGTCCTTTTCCGACTGCATCTTCCAAGAGACGGAGTGAGAGAGTTCTCTATTCCAGCTACATCGGTCGTAGTCAAAGAAAAGCTGCGCGAAGGCTTGGCGCATTACGGGGTTATGCCGACACCGAAACAGATGGATAACCTCTTGCACTACACAACAGCTTTCGTTAAAAACTTACAGTTTCAGAAGAAGGCAGAGATCATGAGGACGCAGTTTGGTTGGACTGAAAAAGATGGCAAGTTCATCTTGGGAGATAAGGAGATCACAAAAGACGGGGTGTTCTATAGCCCGCCATCTAGCGTGACCAAAGAGATCGTGCATCACGTACATGTTGCGGGGACGATTGAGAAGTGGAAAGAAGTGTTCAACATGTACGCGCTACCGGGGCTGGAGCCCCATGCGTTTGCTGCACTTACTGCGTTTGGTTCACCTCTACTCAGGTTTACCGGGCTTGAGGGTGCGATCATCAACGTAATCTATTCCAAATCTGGGTCGGGCAAGTCCACTACCCTGTATATGTGCAACAGCGTCGTGGGGCACCCCAAGAAGCTAGGGTCGATTTGGAAAGATACGTTCAACACCAAGATGCACATGCTGGGGGTGATGAACAATCTAGCCAATACGATTGATGAGATAACGAACACCACGGCTGCAGAGTTCTCGGATCTGGCGTATAGCTTGAGCCAAGGCCGAGGCAAGAACCGCATGAAGTCTCAGAGTAACGAGATGCGGGTCAACAACACGTCGTGGCAGGGCATCACGCTTACTTCTTCCAACGCATCTTTTTACGAGAAGCTGGGGCAAGCCAAGGACACTCCCGACGGAGAGATGATGCGTCTGCTGGAGTACCGTATTGAACCAAACAGTGTGATCGACACCGCGCTCGGCAAACAGATGTTTGACCACCAGTTGTTTGAAAACTATGGTCATGCTGGGGAAATCTACCTACAGTGGGTACTCAACAATCTGGAAGACGTTAAGTCTCTTCTGCACAAGGTGCAAGCTAGGCTTGATAAGGAAGTGCAGTTCACTAGCCGAGAGCGGTTCTGGTCGGCACTAGCAGCTTGCAACATCACCGGTGGGTTGATCGCACGGCACATAGGACTGTGCAACTACGACATGACCGCCATCCGCGTTTGGCTGGTGAATATGCTAAGCGACATGCGAGAGGATGTTAAGCCACCAGAAACTTCTGTTGTCATGCTGCTCGGCGACTTCATCAACATGAATCTGCACAAAGCGCTGATCGTAAATAACGAAGTCAACTCAAACAGCGCCATGATCCCACTGCCGCAACTAGAGCCGAAAGGGGAGCTGCTTATCCGCTATGAGCCAGACACCAAAGACTTGTACATAACGGCGAGTAGCTTCAAAACCTACTGCGTCGGCAAACAAGTTAACTACAAGGAGACGTTGGCTGAGCTAAGCGGCAGGGGGGTCTTTGTTGAGGCTTTGAACAAGCGTATGAGCAAGGGTATGAAGCTTGTGACTCCTCCAACACGCGCATTGAAGTTCAACACAACCAATTTTGACTTACTTAATGTAAGCAACCACGTACCGAAGATCGAAAATGAAGATCGATCAAGTGATGTATGAAATAGACTGGGCTAAGTTTTACAAAGGGTACTCATTTTTTGTACCCTGTATAGACCATAAAAAAGCGCGGGAGGCACTTGATGAGATTACAAAAAGGTTAAAGATTGAAGTTCTAACCAAAGTAACTATTGAGGAGGGGGTGAAGGGATTGCGGGTCTGGAGAGTTTAGGCTATAGTCAACCCGTTCGTTCCTCCTCTCCTTCAGTACCTTTACCCCGGCGCAATGCCGGGGTTTTTTATTTGCGGGCGCGTTCAGCTTCCGCTTCCAACTTCTCAATCGGCACGTTAAACAAATCCCGTACTAACGGGAATAACTTCGAATCAATAGGCAGACCGCGCTGGGTTGCATACATCCTTTCAAAGCGGTTCTTCAGAGAGCTGTTGATAGCGTCCGCGTCGATGGCAAACGTGGGGTTCCTGCGGTTGAAGTCGATGATCTTGTCGAGCACTTTGTTGATGTCCTCGCTTCCACGAGTGGTCTCAAGTGCAAGCCGATTGAGCAAAGACTTCCGGCTGTTTTCGATCTGCTTCTTCAGGTTCTCTACTTTGAAGAGTGTCTCGCGCTGCGCCACTAACCCCTCAGTGCTGAAGCCCATTGCTTGGGCAACAAGTTCTCCGGTAGTGAATTCTTCTGCGGGTTTTATAGCCGCTCCAGCAGGAGTAGTCGCTCCCTCTGTTCCGTATCGGTAAGAAGTCAGCACCGGGCGTACAAGCCCCGGCATAAGACGCTCCATACCTTCGACCACTTTGCCTTGGTTGAACTTGTCGATAGAAGTCGCCCACTGGCTTACAAGAGAAACCGTCGGCCCAAGCATGTGCAGCAAGAAGCTTTGCATTGCGGCAGCAGCAGTCGGTTCTTCCTTCGATTCGGGGAACCACATGTTGTTAAACGACAAGCTGCTTGTGATGTCTTTGCCCGTCAGCTCCGCGATCAAACCACGATCCAGCACGTTGGAGAGCGATATACCGCCCACCTTCATTTCGCCGAATGTGTCAGGTATCCATACATTCCGAAGATAAAATTCCAAGTCCCGCTTGATGAGTTCGTCGTCATCTTCCTCGTCGATGCCAAGATTACGCAGTCCGGACAGAATGCCCAGAGCAAACGTCACACCCGGTATGCCCATAACACCAGCCAACGAGAGCGAGTAGCCAAGGGTACCGAATAGCTGTGTAGCAGCAACTTTGCGTTCTTGCGCCGAGTAGCCTGTGCCAACGATGCGCCAGAAGTTCCGCACCATATACGTAGTCACAAACGCAGGGAACATTTTGAATTGCAGTAACGCCCGCCCGATAGGCTGATGTGCATTAAGAATTACTTGCTGCTCTGCGCTTGCACCGATACCTCGGGGCCGGTTGATAGAAGCGTAGTTGCCCAGTGCTTCGTAAGTAACCTGTTCTGCCTGCGCTGCTACATCCTCAAACGACATGTCCTTGTTCTTCTTCCGCGCCAACCTGAACGCCGCCATGAAAGTAACTTCACGGTTCAAACGCTCTACGTTGTGGAACAGCCCAGTCATTATCAGAGAAGTGCTACGCATGATTCTGCGTGGCATGGAGTTCTGCACATGCGTCGGCAACTCTCTGCGGCTACCAAGATCAAACGCCATTGTGGTATCGCTGATACCACGATCAATCATGTACTGAGCGGCTCGGCGTTCTTCTTCGTTCAGTTTGACTTGTCTAGACTGCGCAACCGTCGGCGCAACCCATGACGTACTTCCGTCCGGGTGCTTCTCACGTACGCCAAAACTATTAAAGACGTTAATAAACCTGCCAAGCGCAGCGTGAGTAGCAAAGATGCCGTAATGGGAAGCCAGCACAGGGGCAACAAACACAGGGATTGCCGCTGCCTGCGCAACCGCAGTCTTAATTGTGGACATCAACCACAAGAACGTGGTCGTGTTTGTGAAGGTGACTAGCCTGTTGCTAACGGAGTCATCAAAGTTAGGGTCTGTGATCTGCTGCGCCCGCACCCGCATCTCGGCAACAAATTCAGACAATTTAGCCTGATCTGGATTACCTTCTACTGACGCAGCAGCTTCTCCTACTGCCCCCTCAATTGCCGACCGGTACCGCATACGGGACAACTGATTCGCCATGTCCATAGTCAACGAGGCGAAGTTACGTGCGATGTCTTTGGAGAAACCAGCTTTGCCCTTCCTATGAATGAACCTGCGGCGGAAGCTTCTATCCGGCAGGGTGTGGAGCATCAACTGGTAAACATCGTCTTTGAGCTTGTCGGCGTTAACAAGCGCGCTGGAGTTTACGACGTTACCAAAGTCATCCGTAGTTAGAACGGGTTTCTTAACCGCATCGTCGATAGACGTAAAGACTTTCTGCAGTGTTTCGTTGTACGCCGCAACAGCACTTCTTCCTTTTTCATCTGAAAGGTTATTGCCGTCTTCTATGGCACCGTCGGCGTAAAGCTGCGCACGGTTAGTCTTCGGGTCTTTCTCTACTTGCTCACGTACCCACTGCCTGATGAACAGCTCTTTCTCATGCTGATTCTCAAACATATGGAATTCGCCCGACTTGCTTTTGCCGATGCGAACCCAGAACTGCCCGTATCGCATCAATGGGAAGTACGGTGAGATCTTGTTGGACGTTTCGTAGATCTGCCGGATGGACGCCAGCAGGTTCTTTTTGCTATCTGCGTCTACCTTAGCGTCTTCGACTCGCTTGACCAGCGAGTCATGGTACAGATCGTTGTATGCACGGTAGTGATCGCGCACTTGTACGTACAACTTCCTAGCCTCGGGGGACAGCTTCTCCCACAAAGATTTTAGCGCAGGGCTTTTAGCGCGCCCTTCTTCCGTAGCAGGATCAACCCCCCGAAGCGTAGCGTAGTGCATGACTACGCCAAGAGACTCAAACATCTTGCTATCGGTACGCTGCAGGTCCGTGAGTTCTTTTGCTACGGGCAAGCTTCTGTTGATGAGAGCATAGCGCATAGCACTTTCGCTCTTCATAGCCTCCCACGTACGTACAACACCATTTAACCCCAGCCGACCCGCCCATTCAACAATCGTCTCAGTCTGCAGCATCGGTAAAAGTTGGCGCAACGTAGCGCCTCGGAACTGATCGTATCTGGCCCCAAGGATGTCGCTAAGCAGACTTGCATCCCGGTCAGTGATCAGATCCCCAGTTGCGTTGATAAGGGTTGGAGACTCACGATTGGCTTTCTTCGCTTTCTCCAACGTCTTGTTGATTTTTTCTTTCTTAGCCGTAGCTTTCTGCTTGAGCGCCGACTGTTTCAGCACTCCGCTAATCTCGGTGCGAGGCACTGCCTTAACAGATATGAACTGATCGGTAATATCAACAAGCTTGGTAAGCGCAGACTGGTCGTTTGCTGCAAGTCCAAGGAACCGCAGGATGGCCCGTACAAACATCGAGAAGCCATTGTTGTCCCGTACGTCTACCGGCACCGTTTTCAAAAACTCTTGGAACACCGGGTCCGACATGCCGTAAGACAAGAACTCGTCGGGGCTGGAGAAAATATCGTACTTGCCAGTACGCTCGTTAGCGGTACCGCTAACAAGTAGGTACAGCCCTTCCGGCATGTCTGACAACGAACGGAAGTGTTTTTCCGCAGCACCGGCGAGTTTTTTGAGGTCGTAGAAAAGCCGCTCTACCTGCTTTACATCTTCCCCAGCTATCAGACGTTTAAGTGTTGCCTGCCTACCTGCTTGAATCTTGCGGTGAAGCGCAGCGTGTAGAAGTTCGTGCAGGATGGTAATGTTGTTGATGCCCTGCATGTAGCCAAAAGATTCGCCTTTCACGTACACCGTGTTGGTGTCGGCTACATAGGCACCACGAGCTTGAGCCCACCCTAAGTCTTTGACCAGTTCAATCGGGGTAGGATCGCCAGTCTCAAGCACAACAAACTTCACGTCGCGCAGTACACGCAATCCTGTTAACCGCAAGGCCAGCAAGCGTTGAAACTTATTGGAGGCGACACGCGCAAGACGAGCAGCAGCCTGCGCCCCGGTGGTGTCTTTGCTAAATTCTTCGTTCGGAGTAGCTACGTTTGCACGTGTAGCTTGGAACATAGCCTCTGGCGGTTTGCCGTCTTCCTCTTGCCAAGTACCTTGCTCTTCTGCTTGCCTTTTCTTTTCTTCTTTCTTCTCTAACTCTTCCTCAGTCATGGTGGATTCTTTATCAAGAATCGTACCGTAGATGTTAGACATCCGTGTCTTAAAGTCTTTGGCTTTGGCTTTACCTTTCGGCGCTGGGAGAGCTTGCAGTCGTGCAGCGTAAGCATCCAGCTCTGCTTGGGCTTCTTTAAGTGAACGGATGGGCGTACCTTCAGACCATTGTGCGCCCCAGTTGATGTCACTTTCGGCAATCGCGCCCGCTTTTACGTCTCGCTGCAACTCCAAGAACTTCAACCGCATATTGCTGAGAACTCGCTCAAGCAAATCACGGTTCTTGGATTCCAGAATCCTGTTGCGTTCTTTAATGTAGGCTTCCGTTTTAAGCGCAGCCTTCTGTTCGCGCAACCCTTCTCGCCAGTTCTCAGGTAATCCCAACTGCTCGGGCGTAACGCCCTCGGCGAGCTTCTGCTCAACCTTAGCTTCATCAAATTCAAGCTGGGCGATCTGCTTGTCGGTATCAGTCTTAGCTGCCCTAAGTGCGTCCTGCTTGTTGCGTACTTGTCTATCAGCAGCTTGCTTTTTCTTCTCCTGAGCAGCTTTACGCGCTGCTTCGGCGGCTTCTTCCTGCTTCTTTTTCTGTTCTTCTTTGCCTTCTGGAGTCGCCAACTTTGCTTTGCGCTCGGCAATAGCAGCTTGCTTTTTCTTTTGCTCTGCTTCTTTAGTTTTAGCAACGAACTCTTGCTTAGTGATCAACTCAAGATCAGAACGGGCGATACCCTCAGCTTTTATAAGCTGAGCCACTGCGTCATCAATGACTGCTTGCTTTGCCTCTTCCGCAGTCTGCCCCGTTTTAACCCGCTCTCTAATAGCGTCGGCACTCACCGGCACTTCATAAACGCGTCCGGTGTCGGGGTCTGTTACATAGGCGGAAGAATCTTTCAGCTTCTCTGCTTTCTTCTCTTCCCGCAACTGCTTGATTTGCTCCGGGCTCGGCCTTGCGGCTTTCTTAGCAGCCTTCTCTTCGCGCTCTTTTTGCGCTTCTGCTTTGTCTTCAGCCTGTTGCTTGCGCCAGTCGGCGTGAGTAGCTTCGATCCGGCTCATCTCGGCAGGAGTTACACCTGCTTGTGCAATCGCTGCTTGCGCTTCCTTCCTGAAAGAAGTCGAGCGCAACTCCCGCAACATGTGCAGACCTTCGGTCCGTGTCTCGGGGTCTTTAAGCAGTTCAGTAGCTTTGGCAAGCGCACGATTGTTGCGCTCCCATGTAGTCTTTGCTTCGCGTTTCTTCTGCTGGCTGGCTTCTCGCTGTTCTTCAGCAAGCTTAGGCCGACCGCGTTTGCCGGGAGGTTTAGCGGCTTGCTCTTCCAAAGACACAGTTACTTTATCGGTGTCTTCATCAAAGCCCAAAGCAACACGTTGAACTGGCACACCAAACGCGGCGTATCTACCCAGTATCTGTTCCCGCGTAAGCTTCTCTTCGGGTAACCCTTCCGCAGAAGTCAAGCTATCAGAAAGTTCGTATAACTTTTTGCTTAACTGCCGCAAGCGCCCAATATCTTTTACAAGTTCAGCCGGTAACGTTGCTACGTTAACAGGAACATTGTTAATTGTATTTGGTATTGAGCTTTCTTTGAGTTCACGCAAAGAAAACGTTTCGAACCTAAGAAGCTCTTGTTTTGTAAACCCGTACTCTTTTGTTAAATATTCTTTAAATCTTTCCAGTTGCTCAAATACAGACAGCGCTTCATTTTCTACTTCAGCTTTGGTTTTTTTGCTTTCTTCTAGCGAAGTGTCTTTTAGGATGGCGACAGGCTTAGCAAGCTTTGTCGACACTCCATCGTTTTGATAGCCTTTTCTAGACGGAGCTACATCTTGCGCGTTAAACACAAGAATGGTGTCGCCTTCACCAGCAAACGCTTGCCCTTGTGTATCAAAACTAAGGTTGGCCCCAACCTTAAGTCCATTAGCAACTATGTCACCAATATCCGCATCGTTTCTTACAGCGTGGTAGACATACTTAGTTGTGTCTAAAAGATTTGCCCCTGCGGGGGCTTTAGCCGGTTTGCCCTTTTGCGGTTCTTTATCAAAAACAAACCACGTGTTTACAGTCTCCCCGCCTTCTTCAGCAAAGAACACAGAGTCATAGCCTTTACTCTGCAGGTACTCGTTGTCGTAAATAGTCGGATAGGCAAAGTCTGATTCGCCTTCAGCAAAAATGTCATAAAGCCGAGTGTCTTCCGGAGCAACGTCGGGGTGATTTGTTTTTAACCACGCAATGAATTCAGCCAACTGAGCATTACGTGTGGCTTCGTCGGCTTGACTAAGCGTAGTGACATTCAGCGCACGCTTAGGCGGTTCTACTGTTGTTTCAACAGTGCGCTGCTCTTTACCCGTAGCTTTGCCTGCGTATCTTTCCGCAAGCGTTTTGATATTGGTCCAAAACTTTCCGGGGTACCGGGACTTTTCAGTGGTTGCCCGATACAGCGTATCCGCAGGAGGAGTCTCTGCGAACCTAAGATCGTTTATGGTTGCGGTAGGTTCGGCTCTGGTTTCTTTGGGTGTAGGTGGGGTTGTTTCTTCCGCAGGCTTTGCCGCTGCTTTGCGGCGAGCTAATTCTGCTTTTGCTGCTTCGGTTTCTGCATCAGGGCCAAGGAAAACTGCGTCTTCAGCAATAGCTTCTAGCTGCTCATCAGTTAGGGTTGTGACATCGAGTGGTTTAGTTGGCTTAGTCGGTGTTACTGCAGCGGGCTCAACTTTTTCTCCAGCCACAGAGACTCCAGCATCCTCTGCAGTAGGAACCACTCCAGTTGGCTCAGTTCCGGCAGCTCCTTCGGAGGTGCCAGCGACGGGCTCTCCAGCCACTGAAACGCCAGCTCCACCTGCTGGGGGGACAGTTCCTGCAACATCTTCAGTCTCCGATTTAACTTGTGTTTCGGCTTGTGCCTCTTCCATAGCGAGCACAATTGCATCAGCCCGTGCTTCAGCGGGCGGAACACCTACGCTGATAAGATCATCTTCGATCTCAGCAACACGTTTAGGGTCTACGTTAGCAGTGCTAGGAGCCGGGGTTCCTGTTTCCTGCGCAGCGGCAACTTGTTGCGCACGGGCATTGACCATCCTCGTAGCAACTTCATCAGCCAACTCTTTGGGCATCTGCGCTTGGTAGCGCTGGGACAACTCCGCAATCTGTTCTTCAGTAGACAGATCCGTACGGGGTGTCTGGTCTACGATGGATTTGATTTGGTTTAGGCGTTCGAGTTTGGCTTGTTCTTCTCTCGCCACCACTGCTTCACGCGCACCAAACCCTGCACCGAGCCCAGCACCCGCCAACCCTTCAAGTGTGCCCGCTGCAACTGCGCCTCGGAACGTAGGTACATCAAACCCTTCGCGTTGTAACGCAATATTCTCGGCGGTCTTTTCTTGCCCTGCCTGAGCAAACTCCGTGCCTAGCTCTTTACCGCCTACAACTGCGGCTTGTTTTACGGGTCCACGGGCAGCAGCCTGAGCGGTCGCCTTTGCTGCTTGGTCTTTGATTGCTTGTTCTGCGCTTTCAGCAGCGGCAGCTTTACCCAACACACGAGCAGTGGCAGCTTTAGCTAAAGAACCTTCAAGGCCAGTTACCCCACTAAGCCCGCCGAGCGCGGCACCAGTAAGGATCATGTCTAGGTTTTTGCCGCCATACTCTTGCGCTAGTTTTGCCCGAGCTTCGATCTGCTCTTTGGGCATATCGGTGTCTTTAAGCTCTTCCTTTACAGCTTCGTAAATAGAGCCTTTGACTGCGCCCGCCCCCATGCCAGCACCGAGACCTACACCAATAGCGCGAGCAGCTAAAGCTGGAACACCCCCAAGGATGGAAGCGAGAGAGGCTACAACAACTGGCGCCGACGTGCCGAGGGCGCTAGACAGCATGTCAACAGGCGCGACCGAAAACGCTTTGATACCAGCTTTGACTTGATCGAGCACACCTTTGTCTTCGGCTTCTTTCATAAGCCGAGACACTTCCTGAGAGTCTTTTTTAGACTGCGCGCTGTAGAACTGCGCGATCCAATCTTCTACGCCTTTGATGTTTTCAGATACACCACTACCTGCACCAAAAGCGTCGGCGACCATCCTAACGCCTTGAGTAACACCCCCGGCTAACTTAAGAGGTACGTCGGCTACAGAACGGAAAATGCTTTGATCTTCTGGCTTAGCTCCAATACCCGGAACAACTTGCCATTGGTTGTTTACAAGGAAAGCGCGTTCTTTAGTCTGGGGGTTTACCGCTTCTTGCGCAGGGGGCACCCATTGCCCGTTTACAAGAAAAAGATACTCACCAGTCTGCGGGTTGTATGCGCGTTCCATATTTGCTTATTGCACTTTAAAGCCGGGGGGCAAGGGAGGAGTGCTACCACCGGCAGATGGGCGCGTCGGTGCTCCGGGGGTTTGTTGACTCATCGCAGCGGCTGCAGCAGCAGAATCTGGGTCAATTCCAGCAAGTGCAAACACCTCCCTAAGTTGTTTCTGCGCCGCCTCTTTTTTGGCCGGATCTTTACTCATAAGCCCCGGTAAAAGCACGGTAACTAGAGGAGATTTCATTACGTCTCCTATTTTCCTCGCCTCAGTAGCCGCAGCCCTATTCGTTGCATCTCGGTAATTACTCTGAAACCTCTCTGCTGCTGCAGCTCTTGCCTTAACTGGACTCATCCCCTGTTCGATGAAGTCGGCTTCATACGCAGCAATCATTTCGCGTGCGTCAGTGGTCTTATCAATTTGCGCCGCTGCTGTGCGTTCTCTAGAGGCGATGTCTATAGCTTTAATGAATCTATCACGGGCGTTTTCATCTACTTGTACACCCAGTTTTTGGAACAGCATATCAACTTCAGTCTTGAGTCTGGCATCAGTCATGCCAGCTTCACCAGCAAGCCGCAAGCCAACAGAAAGCAGTTCGTTAGCACGACGGGCGTTACCTTCTGCAAGTGCGTTTGACAATTTAGCGGCTTCAGTGGTGGCGTTAACAGCACGGTCGCCAGCAGTCTGCATAGCTTGGAACTTGCCCATGCGCTCCGTTTCAAGTTTGCTGCGAAGCCCTTCTTCCATACCGCTAACTTCTTTAAGCCGCTCTCGGCGAGCCGCTTCCTGTTGAGCAGCAGTTGCTTGAGCAGCCCTAGCCCCACCTGCGCCGACGCTGCCAAGAGAAGTGCGTCCTGCTGCGCCCGAAAGGAAAGCAATCAACTGATCAAGTCGTTGCCTGCTTGGATCAAAATCTTGCTCCATACGTTGTCTAGCGGATGCAATCTCGGCACGTCGAGCAGCCAGATCTTCAGGAGTCATGCCGGGGTAGTCGCTAGCGCGTAAATGTTGCGACTGAATGAGACCCCGCAATGCAGCGAGTCCTTCTTCTTGGTTTTGAGTAGCCCTAAGATCAGATTCCCTAACACCTGTCATCTGCCGCGCAAGGTCGCCTGCTCTACCCACTGCGTTCATAGCGCTAGACGGCGTAACACGAGGGATACTAGTAGCGTTTTGACTAGGCTGGTTATCGAGCAGTGCACGTACCCCACTTGCTTCGGCTTTTGCGGGGGCGGCTTCAGGAGCTGCGGCCCGTTCCGCGCGGGGCGCGGCAAGGTTGGGAGCATAGCGTTCATCTGGGCCAGCATACGGGATAGCTTCAGCAGCACGATCAGCGGCTGGCTGCGCCGTGGGCGGCAACTCTTCGGCAGCAAACAATGAAGCCTCTGCAGGGGCTGTTGGCGTCGAACCTAAGCCCTCTACGGCCTCTGGCGCCAATCGCCGCTGTTCTTGCAGGCGCTCTTCTTCTATGATTCGTTCTATTGCCTGCCGTCTGCGCTCTTCTTCTCTAGTTTGTTCCATTCGGCGGCGCGTGCCGGGTGATAGTTGCGCCGACCTCCCCCTCGTCGAATCTACTAGGTCACCGCTTTGGAACGCAACGATACCGCCCGCTGCCATAGCTTGTGGAGACATAGCGTTAGCTGCGCCCGGAGCACGAGCAAGACCACTCATAAGCTGCTGCATGGCAGCTTGTTGTTTTGCCTGTTGTTGCTGGGCAGTCTGGCCTACCTGCTGTGCAACCTCTTGGCGGGTCATGTCCATGACCTCTTGCTCACGCTGCTGCGCTACCGTAGGCAACCCACCGGCGTCAGGTTGTTGCATCTGAAGACTTCTGGCGGCGGCTTCTTTCTCGCTCTTTAGCTTCTGAAGCGCAAGAAGATCAACAAGCTGTTGGTTTTGTTGGTATCGCTGGGCCAAAGCTTGGGGGTTACCCCGATATGCGTCCATGCGCCGAGTGATTTCTTGATCGAGCATGTTATTTCCCTGTAATAAGACCCATACTCTTGAGCAAGCCCAAGATACCGCTCATAGTGCCAAAAGCTTCCGACAGGCCAGATGCACCTTGGTAGCCGTAGTTAGATGATGCAACACCCGGAAGATTTTGCAATAGCGACTGCATGAACTGCACTTGCTTATACGGGTAGTCGCGCTCTTGCTCAAACTGTTTGATGTCGGCGGTAATGCCTTCCGAAGCAATCCCACGCTCGGTCTCCCCGCCCTTCATCTGAGCCCCAAGTGCAGCAAGCCCATAATCACCAGCCTGCTTAGCCGCAGCCATCTGACGGTTTTGTTCCGCATTAAACTGCTGCATGGCTTGATCGTATGCCGACTTGTACCCTTCACCCGTGATCTTGCCGAGATTCTGCATGAGGTTACGGTCAAGCTCAGACTCCATAATTGCCTGACGACCACCACCAAACGACCCAGCTCTAGTCATCCGACCGGCTTGTTGGACCCGTGAGATCTCTGCCTGCCTACGCGCCTCTTCAAGCTGTGGGTTTAGCGCAGACATCAAATACGGATTCATGTAGTTCTGCGCGGCTTCAGCCGAGAACGCCTGCGGGTTGTACATAGTCTGTGCTGAGGTAGGCAGAGTAAGCCCAGCCAATCCTTGGAACGCTTGATTTTGGAGCGTCGAAGGCCCAGCAGTAAGCGGACCTGTATAAGCTTGGTAAGGGGTAGACGCCGCAGCCTGCCCACGCCCCAGCATCTCCGTTACATACGGACCCGCCCACGTGGAAAGCGTTGACTCAGTGCTTGTTTGTTTACCCGCAGTGGGGTCAAGTTGATCAGCCATAGTAACCTCACGCAGGAAGATATTTGTTTGGGTTGATTTGCTTGCCCTGCTTAGTCGTACCTGTGCGGGCGTGTCGAATCTTGTCCATCATGCTGTAAAGCCGTTTAGCACCGGCTTCGGAATTGCCGTTACCAAGGTGGCTAACCACGTCGGCAGGAATAACGAACTCACCGTGACTCAACGCAGCAGGTTGTTTGCCTTCGATGTTAGCCGAGATCTTGTCGGCCATGCCATCAGTTGAACCGTTGAGATAGCGACCTTTGGCGAGATTCATAAGCCCACCACCAGCGGCTGTAATAGGTTTATTCCGCACCGCCTCCTCTAAGTCAGCAGGTATAGCACCCGGAGACGCAGGCCTAATCATGTCAACCATTTTTGTATTGTCTTGAACTGGCCCTACACGTTCTTGCGCTACAACTTTTCCAGTCTCATCGTACTGAGGCACTTTTACTGCTGACGCAACTGCGGAAGCGGGTAAAGCAGCCAGCCCTTTAGGGGCTGCAGCAGGTTCTTCTTTCTTTGCCTCTACTTTGGGTTTAACTTCATACGCAGGGTTGGCTTTGTTCAATGCAGCAAGACCCGCAGCTTGCGTTGTTGCAGCGGTTTTAGCTGCTGCCAATTCATCAGTCTTCGTAGGGTCAACGTATTTGGTGTCAGAGAAGTATCTCTGCCCGCCACTACCCGGTCGGCGATTTGGATCATAAGGGGCGCTTACTCGTTCCCGCACCGCTTCGTATTTAGGGATGCCGCCTTGGTACCCAACTTTAGGCGCTTCGCCAGTACCAAGAAGTTTTTTGCCGACACCGCTGTTTAAAAATGCCGTAAGCCCCAAGATTCCGGGCACGTTGGGTTTGCCGTCTTTTGCAAATATACTTTTGGCAAACTGGTTAATGAACCCGCCGAGGCCCGGAGAGGCTTGCTCAAGCGCCCCAGAGTCCCAGATTTTTATTGGTTTAGCGGTGGTTGACGGATCGTTAATCCAGTATTGCCCACTGGGAGTAATAGTTAAGAGCTTTCCGGAATCAGCATCCTTAAATACGTCGTAGCCGGTGGCTTCTGGGCTATCTTTGGTTATGTCAACTCGTTCCCAAACGGCTCCGGGGGTCGCCCATCCGTACCCCATGTCTCCCCATGCTGCAGAGTCGTCAGGTAGGTTCCAATCCGCCCCCATCCCCCACCATGCGTTGGTATCGTCAGCATTATCACCGCCGCCACCCTCGCCAAACCAACCTGAATCCCAGTCGCTGCCGCCAATATCGTCCGAGTTGCTGTCGCTCATAGTTAACCTCGCTTACTCTCATCTTGATCTGGCGATTCGTACCAGTCAAAACTGTAGGGGGTAAAGAATTCTTCCCAAGGAGTTACTTCGATTGTACCCAGTTCAGGTTCCATTGGGGGTCTTTGCTGCGCACCCTGCCCGCTAAACCCGGCCAACAACATCAACAAAGAATTGAGATCCATACCGGCACCTGCACCGGCCAAAGTATCGTTCCCGGCACCACCAGTTAATGTGCTGGGTTGTTGTCTGGGTGGTCTGGGTGGTCTGGGTGGCCCTATCCGTATTCTTGGTAGTTTGGTAACTGGATCAAGTTCGTATTGAGGGCCTTCGTCTTCAACTATCTTTTTAAGGGTGTCTTCGTCAAGTTCCTCTTCCTCTTCTTCCAATACGTCGTTACCGTCACCGCCTTCAAGGGTGTCGTCTTCAAGTAGTTTGAGAAGACCGTCTTCGTCTAAATCATCACCACCTAAGTCACCACCTAAGTCACCACCTAAGTCACCACCTAAGTCACCACCTAAGTCACCACCTAAGTCACCACCTAAGTCTTCACCCTCACCTAAGTCTTCACCCTCACCTAAGTCTTCACCCTCACCTAAGTCTTCACCCTCACCTAAGTCTTCACCCTCACCTAAGTCTTCAC